GTGACGCTCTCAAACGAGCACATTGACGTCAACGGATTCCAAACCATTGTCATTAACTAATTTTAGCACCAAAAGTCGGGATGAAAATTTGGAAATTAAGGGGAGAGAGGAGAGATTCTTGGTTTTTCGGACTATTTTACTGGTTTTTTAGCCTTTTTATTGCCTTTTTCTTACTTTTTGAGCTGTAAGATACCGAAAATAGATGGGAAAATTTGGAGATTTCCATTTCCTTTCTTACCTTTGTGTCGGGTATTAAACGATTACTTAATTATTAGGGATTATTTTTGAGAAAGGGAGCTGTCGCGAGATAGTTCCTTTTTTTATGTACCCACGCTCGGGAGAAAGGGGGGTCACTATGTTTCACGCTTAAAGTGTTACGGCAAGTTAAATACATTAAAGAGTGTTAAGATATTTGGAAATGAAAAAAGCCAACACTATTATTTATATAAAGAAAACTTTTGAATATGCAACAGAGGATTTTAACAGTAAAACAAGAACGCTTTCTATCTGAGTATCAGGAGCATATGAATATAAACAAAGCGTGTAAACTTTCAGAAATGCAAGTAGGGAATGTACTCAGGGACTTGAAGAAAGATACACCATTTGCGAATGAATTTAAAAAGATTCAGAAAGCATTAGAATCAGACCCAAGACTTACAAAGATTGCTGGCGTAGAGAAACTCCTTCGTTATCAGCGAATGGCGGAAGAAGAAGGTGACTATATGGCAGCAGCTAAGATTCAGGAGTCTATCAACAAGATGATTGAGGGTAACATTGCTCCAACTACTCAGGTTGAGAAGAAAGAGATTAAGAATGAGATTAGAGTGATTGACTTTACAAAGAAGAAACAACTCTTACATCTCGAACAAGATAACGTTCAAGAAGCAGAATTAGTAGAATGACGTGGGATGAGCTTAAAGACAGACAAGCATGGTCTTTAAATCAAAAAATAGACCATAGCCTTGGGGTGTTAGAAGATTTTATATCTAAGGTTGGAGGGGTTTACAATGTTGTTATTTCGTTTTCAGGAGGAAAAGACAGTACGGTCTTGTTACATCTTGCAAGAACGTTATACCCAAACATAAAGTCCGTGTTTGTAAATACTGGAAATGAATGGCCTGAGAATGTAAAGTTTACAAAAAAGCTAATATCCGACGGATATGATATAGACGTTATACAGCCAGAAAAAACTGTAAAAGAGGTGTTCGAACAGCACGGATTTCCACTGGTTTCAAAAGAGTTAAGCGAAAGGGTCAGCAGGGTTAGAAGATGTCCAGATTGTAAATCTGCAAAATCATACATATTTAAAAGCGGCTCAGCAAACAGAATGAAGATGATTGCAAAAAAATGGATGTTTCTCATTGATGAGAAATTCGATATAAGTCCAATGTGCTGCAAGATATTAAAGAAAAAGCCAATGGACGAATATCTCAAAAAGACTGGCAGAAAAATCATAGTTGGAACTATGGCAGATGAAAGCTCTATGAGGGCGAAAGCGTATGTTCAAGTAGGAGGATGCAATTCTTTTAAAGATGGAAATATAAAAAGCGCACCATTGTCTATATGGACTGAAAACGATATTATTGAGTACATAAACAGATACAACGTAGAAATATCAGAAGCATATACTAAGCTCGGCCAAAAAAGAACTGGATGTGTAGTGTGTGGGTTTGGCTACCATCTGTCATTAAAAGACGGAATAGATAAGTTCTCTACGCTAAAAGAATATTACCCAAAATACTATAACATGGTAATGAATTACGAAAACAACGGAGTTAAATTTAAAGACGCATTGGAATTATGTCGCAAATAGATATTAAGTTTTATGAGCCTACGCCTCCACAGTCTAAGGCTCTTGACGTGCTTTACAACAAAAAACCATTCATTACTCTTGCCAACTATGGACGACAGACTGGGAAGTCGTATATGGCTCTTATGGAGGCAATGGGGATGTGTATTAGTCAGTATGAATGGAGTCATACAACACCACAGTATCGTGTAATGTTCGTATGCCCTACAAATAACCTTGTAAACAAGCATATTGACACTATTGATGCGATGTTTAACGACTATCCAGAAGTACGAGATATAGTGTTCAAGGGAGGTCAGAAAGGCATTAAAACAAAAGACTGTGAGCTTCACTTCGCTAATGGCTCTATTATGCTTCTTAGAAGTGCAGAGCAGGGAGATGGACTCCGTGGTGATACCATCAACTTCTTGTTTATTGACGAGGCAGCATTTCAGCCAAGAAAGTTCATTTCTGAGGTGTTGTTGCCAATGTTGACTCGTACTGGTGGTAGAGTGTTTGCGTTTAGCACTCCTAACGGTCGAAATTGGTTCTATGATTGGTTTAACGAGGGTCAGAACCCTGAGAATGCCAAAAAGATTATTAGCCTTAGAGCTGACTATCGAGAGCTTAATGACCCAGATGTAGACCGAGTTATTGCTTCAATGAAAGAAACAATGACAAAGCAGGAGTTTGCTCGTGAGGTAATGGGTGAGTTTATTACGGATGGCAGCTTGTTTGCCAACGTAGAAGCTCGTGTAGCCCCAAAAGACCATGAGTTTGATATGTTATGCGATAGATTCATTGGTATTGACGTCGGTGTTGTAGACGACTACACGGTGTTGACTTGTATTAATAGAAAATACGAGGTTATTGACATTGACCGATTCAACATGAAAGAGGATGAGCTTAACTACGAGCAGTTCAAGGAGAGAATTAAGGCATTTATTAGAAAACATAATGATAAGCTGTATGCTGCATACTTTGAAATCAATAACAAAGACTTATTATTTGACGACATTACTGCCGACGATGATATGTACAAGATTGTGGAGTTCAATACGAATATTTCCACCAAGCCCAAAATTATCAATAATCTTATAAAGCTGTTTGACGACGAAAAGATTGTCATTCCAGACAACAACAATCTGATTGCAGAGCTTTACGCATACACCTCACGCCAGAATCCAATTACTGGTAAGGTGCAATTCCAGAATGATACCAAGTTGGAGGGTCATGATGATATGGTGTGTAGTTTGGCTATTGCTGCATGGTGTATGAAAGAAGAAACTGATGGTGGCACTATTGAATTTATGTAATGAACTTAAATGAGTATTTAAACAAGGATATTACTGAGGATAACTTCTTTGACTACAATATTAGCGGCGACGAGAGTGTTGTCGAGGCTGTCATAGAGGCAATCTCCGAGCAAATCAACCTAAAACAGACTTACAGCACAATTACTTTTGGGCAGCTTATCCTTATAGAGCAATATTTGAAGAATACGGACACGTTAGAGCGCGTTTTAGGCGTTGTATCGACGTTTTATCGCCCTATTGAAGAGAAAGTATTCGACAATACAGATGAAGAGCTTGAATGCGCAAATAAAGCCGTTTTTGAGGACTTAGCGTATGGAGTTACACTTGAACTGTACGATAGAGTGCTTAATATGCGAAACCACTTCTTCTACGAGCAGTTTAACGGTGTTGTATTTGACAAGAACGCTCAGTCGTCGCATGATGAGGACAGATTGCCAACATTAGAGGATAGATTCAACTCTATTTTTGGTTGGTATGAACGCCAGCGCAACATTTCAAAGGAGATGCTTATCCCATTTGACAAGGTGTTGGACTTAAAGGCTTCTGAATGCATGGTGGAGCTTGCTTACCAGAAGATGAAATTTGATGTAAACTATAAACGCAATAAAGCTAATGCACAAAATTAAGAGAGCTATTGACACAAAGCTCGCAGACCTCAAAGCAAGAGGGCTGATAGAGCATGGAACAAATGTATATTCTGATTCCAATTTCGAAACACTTCTCGACCACTCGAATCTGAAAGCTGTGTTGTACAACATAATCATCAACAAGATTGACCATATGGGAATCCATTATAGCGTCAACTTTATCGTTGTTGATAGATGTACCGAGGACGAGGGTTTTATTAACTCTTCAATGTCCGATATTGCGGCTATCCTGAAAGAGCTTTATGAATCTGTTGGCAATTTTAGACTTGATGATACATATGATATTGAAACAGCAGTTGATAAAGAGGATGCCAACGACTTGGTTATGATAACGGCTTCTCTTTCTATTGAGTGTGTATGAGTGGCATTACTGTAAAAGGGTTTCAGAAGTTTAGAACTGAAGAAGTCCGAGATAAGTTTGTAAAAGGAGCAGCTAAGGGTAAGGAGGCGGATATGCTTAGAACGGCAGTCCGCAACGCTGTCCTTTCCGCTGTCGATGTAATACTTCCCCCAAATAGAAAGCAGGTTGGGGCTAAAATGTTTTTCACAAAACGAAATACAATGACGCTTAAACCAAAGCAGATTGGCGTTGACACTGGCGAATCTAAGAAGAAATTCAAAGAGTCGGTAGCAAAATCAATAAAGGGAAAGGAGAAAGTAACAAGAAACCGAGTTGCTTTTGAGTATGAATACAACACAACCGACAGCGTTGGCTACCTCATTAGAAAGAGAGGCAAAAAGAGGATATACTCAGGTCATCTTGAAGGGTGGGTTGCTACAAAGCTCGGAAAGGCTAGTGACAGAGAGATAAAAGACACGGCGTACGCGATTGCAAGAAGCTGGTCAAAGAAGGGGCAGAAGAAGATTGCCGATGAGGACGCATTCAACGTCCTCAAAAACCCATACGCTAACGAGATATTTACTAAACATCTTGAAAAGAATATGGCAGGTGTTATTGCTAAATTCAAGGAGAGATATTTGAACGCAATTAAGAAACAATATAAGTAATGGCAAACAACAATAAAAGTGCAGCACAGATTAAGATTGACGTGCAGGCTGACTTGAAGCAATTGGACGCTCTTCAAAAGAAGATGGAACAGTTGTCGAAGCAGTTCTCAGGCAATTCTAAGATGGCTGACGACATTAAGAAGTTCGGAGAAGAGATTGAGCGTCTTGGAAAGCGAGCGCATGGATGGGGTGACAGAACGAAAGGCTCTACAATGGCACCAGTTCTTAAAGACTTGGAGCAGCTTAAAGCCAACATGAAGCAAGTCCAGAAAGAGTCTGGAATGTTTTCTAAGAGCTATATAAACGCTGTCAAGAAGATGAGCAGCAGCATTCGTGATTCGTTTAAAAAGGGCTTTGACTCGGCAAGACAATCGTCGTCAAATGCTACCCAGAGAATGAATCGTGACCTTGATTCTGTCAAGCAGAAGTCTAAGGATGTAGGCGAATCTATTGCAAGAAACATCTCTAATGGATATGCCAAAGCAGCGGCAAAAGCGCGAAGAAGCAAAAAGGAGATTGACCCTGAAACTGGCGAGCCGGCAGATGGCACAAAAAGCAAGCAGACAGCATCGCTTGCAGAGAGGGCTTGGTCTATCACCAAGTCGCTCACGTTGATTAAGGGCTTGTCTAACATAACAGATATAACCTCATATATTGGCAATGCCTTTGGCCAGTCTGTGAAAGATTCTGCTCAGTTTACTCGAACTATGAGTGTTGCTCGTAATATCCTTGGAGCCACAGCAGCAGACATGAAGGAGCTTTCAGATATGACTGTAAAGTTGGGTAGGGACTTCGGAAAAACATCTGTCGAGGCAGCAGAACTTGTGGTTACGCTGTCACGAATGGGTGTTGCAAAAGAAAACATGGAGGGAGTTGCTAAGGCTGCGTCTAAGCTCGCTCAGCTTGTCGGTGGTGACATTAATACAGCGGCAGAGGTGTTGCTTCAAACTATGAATGCGTTTGGGGAATCTCAGGATAAGGCGGGTGTTTATGCTAAAAAGTTTGTTGCATACTCAAACTCAGCGGCTATTGACTTGCAGCAGTTTGCTACTGTAATGAACTATGTTGGTGCATCAGCAGAAGCGTGTGGTGTGTCGTTTGATACAGCTGCAACTATGGCTACGTTGCTTCGAAATCAGGGTTTGTCAGCGTCTATTGTCGGTACTTCCATGCGAAACATCTTTATTGAGCTGGCAGATAAAGGTACTGACTTCGTTTCCGTGTTGAAGAAGATGCACGAGGGTATTATAACGTATAACGATGCGGTAGACCTCGTAGGCAAGCGTGCTGCGAATGCGTTTGTTGCCATTGGTAACGACTTGGAGAAGTTTGACGAAATACAAGAGAGGGTGTTGTCAAACGCTTCTAACAACATGGAGTCGTTTAATACGATGGTTGAACGAAATTTGGGCCTTATGGTTCAATTCAACGGTCAAAACCTTTGGAATAAAGTTACAACAGCTGTTTCTGGCTTTCTTGAATATTCTGACGAAAAGATGGTCGAACGAAAGCTAACAAACAATCACACCAACTGGGCAGGATTGATAGGAAACCCTGCTCTTAGGAATGCATTGGGCGGCGAAAGGGCTGGCATTGAAACGACAGCAAGAATGGCATCCTCTATGCAATACCAACTTTATAGAGAGCGAAATCAAGATAAAAACCTTGTCAATCTCACAATGATAGAGAAAGATGCCATTGTTAATGAGATTTCAAAAGAGTTTGAAGATGTTATAAATGGAATTTCAGACTACAAATGGGCTAAATTGTATGGAACTCAGACAAAAGAAGAAGCTATAAAGATTGGCAGGGAGAATATAGAGGCATCACTTGCCGACGACTCAGCGTCAGCTACAAAAGCGAAAGCAAAAAGCTCCATAGAGCAAACATTACGCTCTGAGTTTTACGACAGTCAAAAGCAAGGAAAAGAATGGGAAGAGGCTGTTATCAAGACAAAAATTGCAGAAGTGTACCGCAAATATGGAGTCCCAGTAACACCAGAAGAGATTGATAGCGACGTGGCCCTTGTTACAAATACAAACTTTAAAGGCATCTCACACAAGTCGGGGGCGCAGAAAAGGATTGCAGAGCTTAACAGTCTTATGAGCAATATGATGATGGGCGACTACAACCTCTACGACCTTGAACAATATGAGTCATGGAAGAGAGAGAAAGAACAGCTTGAAGCTCAGTTTTACCTCAAAGACCTCAAAGAAAAGAAAGGTTACATTGCAGCTGGCAGCTTGAATACAGCTATTGAAAACCTTACTGGTAAAGATTGGTTTAAACGAGATAAAAACCAACTCTCTGCATACACGGAGAACATGAAAGTAAGACTCGACTCCGCTGAAACAGAAGAAGAGCGTGAAGCTATTAGACAAGAGTATATTCGCAACTCAGCTAATATGATATTGTCTATGGAGGGTAAAGGTGCAAGATGGTATGAGTCTAAGAAAGGCGATATTTCTCGTTATAAAGGTATGGCTAAGGAGATTTATGAGCATAACACAGCTTTGGCAAATAAGAAGTTTAACTCAGGACAAATCTCGGAGCTGGAATATCGCAACGACCTTAACAAGTTTGACGCTCAGCATGAGCAGCAGATTACTGACCTCGACACAATGGAAGCAAAAATTAAAGGCTCTGTTGCTGACATTATGCGAGGAATGCAAGAACTTTCTGCCACTATCATCAAGGTAGATACTGGCTTTGAGCGTGTATTTGACGACTCTGCAATGGAACAGCTTCAAGAGTCTATGGATGAAATGGCTGAGTCTATGAACGACTTCCGTCTTGACAAGTTTATTCTTGGTACAAAAAGCAAAAAGGAAAAGAAGAAAGCAGTTCAAGAACGTGCGAATCTCAGAAGCTCTATTGCTGCGGCAAGAACCCAGATTGGAGTTCAGAGGTTGCAGAACGAACAGCTTTGGGGGCTTCAAAGTGGACGACTTAACAGCGATATTACAGACCTCAGCGGAAAGATTGACTTTGCCAACAGCGATGAGTTCTTGAAGTCTGACAAGTACAAAGAGATTGTTGCGGCAGGTATGTCGAGAGAGGAGTATGTTGCAGACCTCACAAGGTCGAGAACGAAAGCACAAGAGCAGCTTGCAGATAAAAGAGCTGGATATTTGTCAAGAAAAAGAAAACTCGACACAAACGAAACGACGCTTGCCCAGTCTGAATATCAGCTTGACCAGATTGAAGAGTCTGAGGATATGGAGAAGTATAAGCGCAACCTTGGCTTAACAAAGGACGTTATGCAAGGCTCTGTTGACTTGTACAAGGAGATTCAGAATATGATGCTTGAAGAGCAGAGAAAACGTATAGAGCAGGAAATTGCCAATGAAAAAGAGAAGAACGCTAAAATTAACAGCGCAAACAAAGGACTTCTTGAATTGGGTGTCATTAATCAAGCTCAGTATGCTGATATGTCACGTAAACTCGAAGAGGAGGAATATGAGAAGTCAAACAAGCTCATGGAAAAGCAGTTTAACGCTGAAAAGAAAGCCCAGAAACAGCAAGCCACTCTCGACTATGGCATCTCATTGGCTAACATTGCTCTCAACTTGATGATGGCTTCTTCCAAGAAAGGTGTTGCTGGTCTTATTGAATATCCTATTGCATTGGCGGCTTATACAGCTCTTGCAACTGGTCAGTATGCGGCCAAGATGGCGGCTATTGGTAAGCAGAAGTATATTCCTCAGAAGTATGCTGACGGTGGTTATGTGTCTGGCCCATCTCATGCAGAGGGTGGTATTCCAATTTCTGTTGGTGGCAGCATTAGAGAAATGGAGGGCGGTGAATACATCGTAAATCGCGCTTCTACGGCAAAATATCGCTCGCTCTTGGATTCTATTAACAATGACACTATGACGTCAACACAGAGCAATTCTGGGGCTAATATGGAGGCTATTCTTGCAGCTCTCAACAAACCAGTACGAGCTTATATTGTTTCTGCTGACTTAGGCAAAGACAATAAGTATCGCACTATTGTTTCAGATAAAACCTCATTATGAAATTACTCTTGAATGGGAGGGTAGTTGATATGTTCAAGGACACGGAGATTAAGGGTGCATATAAGCCCATCTCCGTGGACTCGGACAACATCACGGCAAACCCTCATAGTTACGAATTTCAGATACCTCTGACTGAAAATAATGCGGACATTCTCGGATTTAATAGAGATACATATCAGTTCGAATCAGAGGACATAAAGGCGGCTATCTACAACTGGGATGATGAGCTTGTATTGGCTGGCTATGCATACGTCAACTCTATCACAATAGAGAAACTTGGAGAGCAGGTGGCTATTCAGGTGGTGGACTTCTTTACGTACATCTTGAAGAAGTTTGCAAGTAAGAATATTGGCGAGATATATAGCTATGACAACGAGCTTAACACCAATTATAGATATACGTTCATCACAGCTCTCGAAGCCGAAGTAGAGGGCTTTATGAAGTATATGTACCTTGACACTACTGGCTACAAAGACCAAGCCTCTTTGTATGATAATAAAACGTTTGTTTATAATGGCGGTATTGGTGCAAAAGGCGAAGTTCCTTTGTGTATTAACCCTTATGGTTATTTGAAGAGATTGGCGAAAGCATTCGGCTGCGAGCTATCTCTTGGAAAGAATAGCTCTATCCTCAAGGACGTTTGGACTACAATTCCTATCGACGGTCTTAGAATGGGTGGAGAATATAAGGACAAGCAAGCTCTTAAAGTAAACACTACTGTATCTACCTCTACTGCGTTGTTTAGCGGCTATGTAGACTGCAACTTGAAGTCAAGCCCAACCACTACTGCAAGTATCTGGCAAAAGACTGGTGAGGCTGACGAATTTAAAATGTTCCGTACATTCTCCGAGAGAGATAGAAAAACATACGATAGAAATATATTACCAACATATCTTGAAAGTGAAACGTTCAGTTTTTACATTAAAGTTTCTGGTTCAGGTGGTGCTACTGTTAGCAAGCCTGAAACTACTGGTGGCAACATTACTCTGGCTGTCGATATTAACGATACGCTTTTTGTTGTAGGTAGAGGTGTAATTAATAAGGACGGCACTGGATTTGCAAGGTTTGCCCTTAATGAAGAGGATAATGAAAACTTTAAGTACAATGCCGATACAATGTATTTGCAGCCAGTTGCTGTGGAAGCAGGTGAAGATATTGTTTCTAAGTTCTTAATCATTGCAGACAATCCTATCACTATAAAGCCTTGGAGTGACCGTCACGTTATATTCGCTGGCTCTACTGTAACGGAGTCAAGTAATAGCTCTTACGAGTCTGCGATTAAAATGGAGATTTTCCCTCTTTATTATAGCTGCAACATCAACCTTACTCTTACAGATATTAAGCTTGACGGAGAGGAAGAGCGTACGTTATGTGGGTCTATTGATATTGACGACAGCGGTTATAAGACTAAATGGGGTAACAATCTTGTCAATAGCTACCGAAACAAGTTCTATACGGCGTCAGAAATCGACGAGAATGACCCGAATGTCATTGACTTGAAGAGAACCCTTAACTCTTCTAAAACTACCGTAGAAACGTATATTAAGGACTTTATGAATCGCTTTAATGTATCGTTTGCTATGAAAGGAGAGAATAACATAGAGCTTTCAATTAGAGGCTTCGAGAACGAGGGCATTATCAACCTTGACAATCGTCTTGACGGTGATATTACGGTAAGCAAGAATGGCTCTGACAATAGCATTGAATACTTCCAGATAACCAACGCAGGAGGTTCTCTGTTCCAAGATAAATACTCTGATGGAGCTACAACTGGTAGTAGCGAGAAAATGTACGTAGACGAGCTTTCTAAGACGAATAAGACCACCTCGTTGCAGTCCTCTATTGTAACGCCTAAGATGTATAAGAGTCAAAACGTAATATCAGATTCACAGACAGACTCATTGACGGAGATAGCCAATATTCCTCCTCTGTTCAACATCACTCCTTGTGAAACTGCAACACGTAAAGACTACGGCATTAGATATGGTATTGACAGCGGATATAAGGGCAAGTATTATCAGCTTGTACAAAAGGTAGGAAATGACCTACAAGCGTTTTATTACAACGTTCCTGACTCTGCATTCATCGCAACAAGCTGTCGTCTTAAAAGCACAAAATCAGCCACTATCAAGCTCACAAATTCAAGCAATACGTTATCGTTTACAGCTGACATAACGAATGGATATGTGTGCATTGACAGCTCTAAGAAGTCGTATTTTACATATTCAACAGCAGGAGATATTGTATACGTTACAATGACTATAACAGTAGACGGAGCTACATTTGAGGTTGATACAAGCTGCAAGGGTACTGTGCATTCAACTTCAACTGGTGTAACATATGGCAACATTACAAAGTCTGGAAATAAGTACGGAGTAGGTCTTACATATGGATTGTTGAATCAGGTGTCTGGTTTTGACTTGTACATACCTATTAAGGAATCAAGTTCCAACAGCCTTACTGAAACTTCGTTTTTTAGTGTAAGCGATGAGTTCTATACAATGCTGTCAACAATGTCTATGAGCAACGGAGAAGTGTCATTGTCTTTTAGGGATACAGATACCCAAGACAACGAGAATACGGTCAATGCTATTGATTATTTCTTTGGAGATGTGTTAAAAAACGTTTATTCTTCAAAAACTTTGTATATTGAGGGGTCATTTTACCTCAAAATGTCAGAAATTATCACACTATTACTGGGAAGTAGTTTCCATTTTGGCAATAATGATTACTTGCTCGTTGAAGCTAATGATATAGATTACACTAATAAAAATGGATGTATTGTTAAACTTAAACTCGCAAAGAAATGGCAGTAATAATTGATACTTTGGGAATTGCCAAAAACACTAATATAGACGCGACTGAGATGTCCGTGGGGGTTGGTACGTCCGTAATCAAAAAGATTTACGAACTGAAAGCCTCGAAGATATATAAGCAAGGAATTGGCTCTAATGATTCTTCAAAATATAAAGTTGAACATGACGGAGAAATATTCTATATTCAACAAGTAGGAGTAGTAGTTAGTGATACAGAAAGTTGCTCTATCATAAACACTATGGATTATTTGGCTAATAGAATATTAGTTTGTAGAGATAATAAATCAAAAAAGACTCTTTTTTCGTTTCCTATTGGAGGATTTCATGCAGGAAAAAGAGATAGCAACAATAATGTTACTGAATATCATTTAGTATGTAAAACTTGTAGTAAAACATTTTATAATACTACTAACGATATTTATAGCCAAGGTGAATTTGACATTGTTGTTTATGAGATAGAGAATATTCAGAAATGGCAAACAGTAGTCAGCGTCGAGAAGTCTGTGTCAACAGAATCTTATGGCCAATACAACACTGTATATAACAGCTCTATAAGCAACACTATCAATATGCAGGATTGTAAGATAATTGGCGACTGGGACACACTCAACTCACTCGTAGCTGGATTTGATTCTAACTACATAATGTTTCCTTGTTGGATATGGAATATGTCAAACTATTTTCCGTGCAGCTCCAAAAATACTTCAGTATCTACATACTCACTCGAAGCAGACTTAGACATTGATACACAAGAACTTAGCTCAGATTTTGACTACTCTACATATGAAAACTTCTTTAAACTTTTGATTCCAAAAGACAAAAAAGTTATTAAAAGAGCAGGTTTATACACTATTAATCTAAGTGGAGAATATTTTTAATACACTATTGTTATATGAAAAGCTTACCAGTTTACAACGCAACGCTTACTGGTGCATGGGATGAAGGTATTTGGCGTATCTCTCTCGTAGACCATCCAGCGTTCGAGCATTTGTTTGCAAAGTTCTCTGAGGTAAAGCCTACTCCACGCATTTCATTTGACACAGAGCAACGACTTGTAGTAGCTCCATTGATGATTCCTGACAAGCTCATTTATCGCGTAGATGATTATGGTAATGAGTTCTTCGTGAAGTTCGATGCCGCTACAATCAGAGCTATGTCTGATAAGATGATGCGTGAAGGGACTAATCAGAGTTTCAACCTGAACCACCAAGACTATATTGATGGTTGGCAGGTTACAGCTTCCGAAGTATGGATTAAAGAGTTCGATGAAGATAAGTCAAATGTCTATGGCTTCAATTGTCCGAAAGGCACTTTGTTCATGTCTGCTCGAATTAATGACACTATTATTTGGGATAAGATTATTAATAACGAACTCAATGGATTTTCTATTGAGGCATACAATTCTTTTAAATACGAAATGGAAAAGTACATTTATTCAGCCGTAGAGGTTGGTGAAACTGTATTTGTTGACAAAGGGCACGGCATCGAGAAGTTCTCGGGCAAGTTCTCTGTTGACGGTAAAGAAGTAACTGCCGAGGACGGTAAGATTACAGAAATTAAAGAAGAAGAGCCTGCTGCTGAACCAAAAGCAGAGCCAGCTGTTGAAAACGAAGTATTGGCGGCTATCAAGGGCTTGGAAGAGAAGTTTGAAGCTCAGGCTAATCTCGCTGCCGAAAACAAACGACTCGCAGAAAAACTCGCTTCTCTCGAATTGAAGATGAAGCAGGACGCTCTTAACTTCAAATCGGAAGTTATGGAGGGTTCAGAAGAAAAGATGAATCGTCTTGACATTATCAAGAAAGCAGACGAGTTCTTCAAGAAATATACGAAATAATTAATTAGATAAAGACTTATATTAGATATGGCAACAGGTACTATTGCAAATACTATTAAACAGACTGGCTGGGGCGACCGTAAATCGGAATTGTTCATCGACGGTGTAATGCGCTCGGCTAACTTCCTCAACAAAATGACTATCATCGACGGTGTTAAGTCGAAAGCTCAGATTCCAGTTTATACTGCTGAACTGAACTTTGGCCACGACTTCTGTAACATCGCTCAGAAAGATGGTAGCTACAAGCTCCTCGAAAAAGAAGTACGCACTAATCCGCACACTTGGTACTTCTCTGAATGTCAGAACGCACTCTTCGAAACTTACCGCTCTAAGATGCTCCGCAAGGGCGTTCTCAACGAGCAGACTTTCGACGACGACTTCCTCGAATGGCTCTTTGACTACTTCGCTAAGCGCGTAGGTGAATACTCTATGGACTTGGCTTACAAAGAAATTAAATCTGCTTGTGTAGCTGATACTACTAATCAGGCTAACGGTCAGGGCGTAACTATCGTAAGCACTCCTGCTTCTATCACGGATTCTAACATCCTCGACACTCTCGAAACGATGTACAAGGCTTTCTCGCAGGACATGATTGACTCGTACATGAGCCAGACTGACGAAGAATACAAGCCAGTTATCTACATGAATGCTCGTATGATTCAGTACTATCAGATTGCAATGTCGAAGAAGTACACGACTACGCCAGTAGGTATCATCGAGGGTGCTATCCCTGGTTGGATGGGCTTCAAGGTAGAATGCTGGCATAACCTCGCTGACGGTGAAATCCTTATCACTCCACCAGCGAATATGCTCATCATCACCGACGACTTCGGCGACTCTAAAGCAATCCAAACTGAATACGACACGCTGACGAGCACAGACCAGTTCTTTGGCAAGTTCATGCTCGGTTTCGACATTCGTCGTGAAGACTTGGTTGTATGTAACTTCAAGAGCGCAAAAGCTGCTTCTAAGTAATTAATTCTATAACGTGGGAGGGAGGTAATTCTCTCTCCCTTTTTTAATTTATATCTATGGCTTGTAAAAGAACACTTGGAGATGTTTCTCTTACTTACGACTGCAACACTGCTTTTGGTGGCCTTGAACGTGTTGTATTCGCTCAGCACCCAAGCACTATTGATGGCGAAGACTTAGTAGTGTTTGAGATTGAATTTAACACACACGACGGATATACCAACTTCTCTGAAACAAAAACAGCAGACCTTACTGGTATCTCGCAATGTATTCAGACGTTGCAGCTTGAAATCCCTCGCATGGGCGTAATGTCAAAGACACAGCACTTCTCTAATCCAAATATGAGATTTTATGTTATAATGGTGACGAAGGGTGGCAAATACATCGTAATGGGGTATGAGTTTGGTGCTCAGGTAAAGAGCGACAATGCTCAGTCTGGTGCATCGCGTGGCGAGAAGTCTATGATTCAGCTTGAAATTGTGGCAGAAGAGGTAGGCCTCGCGATTGTTGATAACTATGACGAATCGCTTCCAGACCAACGCTCATTAGTAGAACGAGTATACAACTTAAAACAAAAATCTGCTTAATTATGGCTTGTACTATTGACTATTCTAAAATTACAGACATTACACTCGACTGTACTGTTCCGTCTGGTGGCGTAAAGAAGATTGAGATTGCAGATTGGGTGGTAGACGCGTCCAGAGCTTCTTGGAAAAATGTTAACTTCAACAACCAAGACAAGACTACAAACTACACAGAATCATTGACCAACAACGACAACGGTTCTTCGGTGGTTGTTCAGACTCTTACCGTTTTCTTCTCAGGATTCAACATTGACACTCGCAATACTCTTGAAGACATTTGCAATCCTAATGTCAAACTTCTTATGAGAATTACACTCGCTGACGGCTCTGTGGTTCTTGCTGGCGAAGAATACGGCGCTCGTTGTACTCAGGTTGAGTCGTCTACTGGCGCAGGTACTTCTGACTCTCAGGGCTACACTGCTACGTTTACAACGGAAGAACGCAGGCACGGTTATGTAACAAAATTCGACGTTCAGGCAACCTCTGTTGAGGCTACTGCTGCGTCTACGAAATAACAACACTATTCCTAACGAAGTGGCTATCTATTAAGTTAGGTAGCCATTTCTTTTTTATACACACTATTGTTATGATTCAAGTAAATAAAAATAGACTTGGAAGCGTTACAACTACTTGCGGTGTCTATGATGATACGCAGGTGATTAAGAAAGACGCTGTTAAGATGAAAAAGATTATCAACGGTGAAAAATGGATTGACGTAACATTGAAGAGCTGTGACTACAATCGTTGCAGTACTACATTCGACCTTACTGTCAAATATCCTAATCTTGATTCAGGAGAATATATCTTTAAGTTCTATTCGAAAGACTTCAACACCGTTTACACTACATTAGCAAACGTACTGTAATGGCAAACATGATTAAGGGAATGTTCAGTAGCTTTGTACACAGCAAGCCTATTGAACGCATTAGAAACAACTTTGCAGCTTCAAATCTTGAAGTGTCTACTACGTGGTCGGACGGAGAGCTTAACCCAGCTGTGGAAAGCGCATATACGTCTATCGCATCGCCTAAGACTGGTAAGATTGACAGCTATGACTACATTAAATATGGCTCGGACGACAAACTTGACCTCGTGTACGATGCTCTCTTGTATCAGAGTGCTACGCATTCAGGAATCCTTGTTAAGAAAGCGAAGATGGTTGCTGGCAATGAACTCGTTATTGAGGGTGAAGAATCTCTTGGCGATGAAATGTCGACCGAGTGGCTTGAATGGAAAGCTTTCAAGGATAGAGCTGGCGGTACTGGTAGAAGTCTTTATAATGTTATTAAGAGAGCCGCTTATCTGTATGAAAAGGATGGTGGTGTTGGTCTTGACGTTACTTACGACTCTGGTTTTAATGCTATCATTTCTATTAAGGTTGTTCCTCAGCAGAATCTCCGCTGTGGTTTGCCAGATAACAAGACGAATGAAGTAAACTACTACATCACTCGTACCTGCGGATTCAAGCGTTCTACGTCTAAGACAATTCCTATTCGAGAAGAGAAGATTGACGCTTTCGACCCTTTGAACGAGTCGTCTGTACGTCAGTTTTACTATCTTAAAAACCCAATGTCACCGTCTGAGTATTATGGCATTCCAAACTATCTTGGGGCATACTACTTTATTGCTGCGGACTTTGAGTTTGGTAAGACGATTTTGAATGCTGCCAAGAATGGGTTTAGCCCTCGACTCTTGGCTACATTTATTGGTCGTAACCTCAGCAAGGAAGAGAAGCGTGAAGAAGCTGATAAGTTTAAGAACAACTTCATTGGAAGCGGCGGCGAGCAGGTTGTAATGAGTTGGATTAAGAAAAAAGAAGATGCACCAGAATTTAAGCAGATTGAAACCCAAAACCTTGATAAAACAATTGACGTCATGGCACAGCTTGACGACGCCAAGATTCTCACCGCTCACAATATTACCTCTCCTACACTCTTTGGTATTATGGTTGCAGGGAAACTTGGAGGCACTGGGAATGAACTTCAAACTGCTTATGAATTATTCCGTGTGACGGAAACTCTTCCAAACCGTGAATATCTCTTGGAAGCATTTCAGGCTATCATCGACAAGTGTCCTAAATACAAGGAGATTGGCATGAAGCTCACCATTAAGGATGTTGAGATTGACTTCGGGACAAAGACTACGCAAGCAGAAACGAAAGAACAAGAACCTATTGATAAAGGAGGTGCAGAATGAAATTAGTAATTGACGACGCATACTTTAAAGACAACTACCCTCTCCCTTTTCAGGTAGACACAAAACGCCTCGGAGCTGTTATCTCTATGACTCAGAGAACAGAACTCCGAGATATTGTCGGAGATAGCTTCTATCAATACCTGATGGAATATCTTGAAAATGGAGAAGAGGATGAGGGTATGGAATCTGTACTTGAAGAGATTAGATTCTTGCATACGCTCTATACTGCGAGAGCTTTGTTCACAACATATTATAAGGACGGTGATAAGGACACTCGTGAGTACAACATCTCCTATCTTGACGGTAGCGTGAAAACTCAGGAGGCTTTTGTTATTAACGCTGTTCAGAATAATTCCTATCTTTACGGTATCGCTTCGGAATCTACGGACAACGTATTTGACGACGATGCTGATTCGTTTAACACTATATATTACCCAGACTAATAATGACAGCAATACCTCATATATACAAACACAAACATGAAGGTAGTAACGGACTTGAAAGAACGGACGGAGCCAAGCCAATTGAATCGCCAAAAGAAGTGGAATTACCAGCCGAAGTCGAATTACAAGAAGAAGCCAATGAGTCTAAAAATGATGTTAGTTGCGTTACTGATGTCAATATTGGCGATAATAGCTTATCTTTTGTATATTCCTGCGGTAGGATTCAAGAGGTTGCACTTCCTGACTATAAAGGCTTACTTGAAACTCAACGTGCAAACCTATCAAAAGATTTTGTAGGCGAAAAGAAAGTACGTACTATTGTAAAGGATGTAACAGACAGCGCATATTATGACTTCGATAAAATGTTGGCTGAGAAAGCTTCTAAGAACGACGTTGAAGCGTTACGTAGAAGAATGGATGGAATATCAATCCCTACTCCTGATGCATACTTAGAGGGGATAGCTTCTCTTAAAAACTGCATAGAGCTTCTGAAAAAGAAGATAGAGTTAAGAGATGGTCAGATAAAGGAACTGGAATGCAAACTTGTCGAAGCCGATAAGTGTTTTGAGAAATTTGTTATAGACAACGAGAAGTTGATTAGTGAGCTTTCTAACGACCACGCACGACTCTCTAACCTCCACAACACTCTTGCGATGAGATGTGAAGAGGAGTTTGAAGCTCTTGAAAACGCTATTGATAAGAAGCCTAACGAAATTGTTATTCGAGAGGTGGCGAAAGAACCAGAGGTAAAAGAAAAGACCTGCAATGAGGCTTTCTTGGAGTTGTTTAATGAGCGGTACAGTTTGGCTGACTATTTCTTCTATATGACCAGCCAGCGTAGTTATGCTAAATCCTATCATGAGATGAGCTTGTATATTGAGGAATGTAGAAACAAAATAAAGGAAATATATGGCACTTAATTATTCAGCTATGAACAAGAAAGCTAATACAGAAGAGGAAATCGCTACACAAGCAAGCGAGGACTATGTTTCTGTTAGCTCTGTTCAGAAGAAGATTGATAAGATTGGCGATGTAGATGTTTTTAGAGGCTCTGACTTCGCTGGTTTTATCTACTTCGATTCTACCGCTGAGATTAGTACTATCAAGCTCACAGTCTATACAGATGATTCTGTGGGCTTGGTGTATTCTACGGTAGATGGATTTACGTATGATGATGGCGGCATCGAATTGAATGGTACTTGCCTTTCCGTCCTCATCCCTACCGATAAGCTTGACGAACTTCCTGATGGGGTTATTCGCTATGAAATGAACGTTGGTTTTAAGAACTTGGAGTTTAATGATAGTGAACAAAATGTCATTCTTGTCGGTAAATTCAATGCAATTTTAAAAACTCTTAAATACGACCCAGATGGCGAATAATACAATTATTGACCAAGGCATTATGGCTGTTGCAGCTGTATCAGCTAATGTCATTACGAAAGAGGTTGTCACCCGACGTGTTGTTGAGGACGTAGATAATCTCGTTGCCGAAAGTGAGCGCATCACGGAAGAGGCCAAAACCATTGGCGCAGAAGCTCAGAAGCAAGCAGAATATGCAAAGGCTCAGGGCGAATATGCCAAGGAAGAGGGCGACAAGACAGCTGCCTACATTGAACAGTCAAAAGCTGAGTTTGCTGGGTTTGTTACAAGTGCTACGGCAATGGCTACAGCTGAGTCTGGTCGTGTTAGCGCAGAGGCTTCACGTGTTAGTGCTGAGAATACTCGCAAGACCAACGAAAACGCTCGTGTAAGCGCAGAGAGCGGTCGAGTAATGGCAGAACAAGGGCGAGTTACAGCAGAGCAATCTCGCGTCAATGCAGAGCAAAATAGAGAGGCTGCACGAGAGCTTACAGAAGCGGCAACATCAAGAGCGAACGCAGCTA